CAGTATTAACAAAACTATATTTATGAGGAAAGTGATGTGGAAATCTTACCCGAAGCGCTACTAGTGGATTGAAGTTGTGGAGCAATCATTCCTACAAGAATTTTGTGAGAGTGTGCCGTTGCCGTTCCAGCCAGAGTTGCCGTAATCTCTAACGCATTAATCTCACGCGCCGACATTAATCCTTGAAATTTATCAGTTCCTTTTGATAAGCCCAGTTGAAATTCGTATATAAATCTCGTGTGTGCTGGCGCTGAAGTATCAAAATAATTAGAAACGAAATTAGGACTATCTTCACTACAGGCATCAACACCAAGACAATAACCTACAAGATCAGCGTCAATATCTACAAAAGTCTGTCCGTTTGCGGAAATTTTAATGTTGCTTAATTGTTTATAGACACCGATTTGCTGTGTGGCTAAATCAGTTGCGGTCGCATCGGCTTCGTCTTCAACAGCAATATACAATTTGGCTATACATCGGTTAGTGGAAATAGTATGAGCAATTGTTTGTCCAGTTGAGGCGGAAAGAGTTTTTTGAGTGCTTTCTTCAATTCCGTCCCATAACACTTTCACTAAATCGTCTTCAGCGTAATTTGATTGAATTGTCTTGCTTTCTGTTTCACTATCAAGCATACGGAAAACCTGAACTAACTCCATAGAAACAAGAGTTAAACTCTGTGCTACGGCTGGATCAGCCCCATTATCAGCGTAAGTATTAGCGCTTGATGTGCGAACCCTAACCTGAACTTTTTCACTGAAGTTAGTATCAAGGTAATTCGCGGGCGTATCAAATATGGAAAAACCGAGCGGAACATAATAAGTCTTTTCGGCATTATTAGCCATCGTAAGACGAGTATCACTTGTTAAATTCATAGCAACCTCCATATTTTTCTTGCGCTGGTATGGTGCGGAAGATGCTAAACAAGCGCGCATAAATGGCTTACTGGATTGAAGAACTTTACCCTGACTAATAAGTTGGATTTCCTCTAAAAGAAGATTACCAAGATTAGGATTAACGAAAGCATTACCACCACTTTCATTTTTGATTACATATTTTACGAAACAATTTTCAAGCAATCCCGATTTAAGAACTTGGAAATCGTTGTTTTGTGAAAAACCAGTATTAGATGCCTGACTGACTGAAACAACACGAGCGTGTGCTGGAACAGCCGAATAACATAGAGTTCCTTTTGAAGCATAAGAATATTCAAAAGGATTTTTTACAGATGAAACATTATTGAGTGCGGAAACGAGAGCCGAAGAAGCATTAGAGTTTAATATCGCATTAGCCATTTTATATAATAACTATAGAAAATAATTATATAATAAACACGATATTAATCCCCTTCAAAAACTATTAAAATTGGTGAAACATCTGTAAATGGATTATAAGGATACAATAATTTGAACATTTCTAAACATTTATATTTTTCTTTCTTTTTTCTTCTATGATTATAATCTCTTTGTCTTGCTAAATATTCAAAACGATATTTTCTATTTTTCATTTTTTCCTTGTATTTTTTCCTCGCTTTTTGTCTTAATATTTCTTTGTTTTGTTTGTAATAATGCCTGTCCTTTGTTAATTTTATTTTGTTTTCTAATTTGGTTTTCGTATTTTGTATATTGTCTAATTTTGGTTGGATCAAGAATGACTTTATTTCTATATCTTTCTCGTTGATATTTATTTGTAATTTGTCTTTTTTTTCTTTTTTCATCTTCCGTGAGTGGTTGTTTATTTTTTTTTGGTCGTCCAACTTTTCCATTTGTATTTATCATAGATTTTATAAATAGTGGATATTATTAATATTGGTTTTCAATTAAAAAAAGCAACCATTCTTCATTTAAATCATTTTCTTCATATCCGCCTCCTTCTAATTTTATCTCTCCAGAAATATTACAATTAAGTTCATTTGAAAAAATAGGTTTTATTATTGCTGTCTTAAATGCTATATAATGTGGTGGTTCATAAATTCCGTAATTAATTAATTTATAATATAAGTCTATTGGTAAATTCATATTATAATTAACGGATTTTTAAATTTGCTGGTAATTTACTTTTTCCAGTTCTTTTTAACAAATATCTATTTGGCGGGTGAATTGGTATAGAAACTCTTGCTCTAACGGCTCTTGATTGTTTATGATGTGCTTCAAGATTATCACCTTCAGCCATTCTTTTACCCGTTGCGTGTGCTAAACCGCCGTTATGATAATGAATATCTTTTACATTTGTTTTTTGTTGTTGTGTCCCGATTTCTCTAACCGCTCCGCCAGTTGCTAAAGGCATAGATGAATTCATCATTCCTGATAATTGAGATATATTAATACCAAGAACGCTTGGATCAATAATTACTCCTAGTCTAATTCCTGATCTTCCACGATAATATTCAATAACTTCCTCTTCTAATTCTCTGTGTAATTTTCGTAAATCTTCGGTTTTTGTTTTTGGTGAAACTTTTGAAAATTGTTTTTTTAATTGTCTAAAACTATCGGTTTTAATATCATCACTATAAATTTGGACGAATGCTTTACATTCTTCGTATAGTTTTTTAGGTGAGTATTTCATTCTATTTCTTTCCATACTAACCCGCTCCGCCTGTGGTGATACAAAAGATTTTGCCGAAATCCCATCACCTAATCCTGCTGATTTTTCAACTTCAACATCTTTATCACTAATTTCCATTTTAACATTTCGTTCTGGTTCAGGAATAGGTATAGGTTGCTGTGCCTCTGTGTCTTCGGTTGTCGTGCTTTCAGTATCAAATTCTTGTCCTCTTCGTCTTGAACCCATAAACTCTTCGTTGTATGAAGAACCTCTCATATTTGGATTTTGTCGTCCTTCTTCTAAACCATCTCCTCTTTGTGGATATATTGGTTCTTCTTCATCTGCTTTATGGAGTTGGTTAGTTGCGCCGTGTTCTTGTAAAGGGTCAGCGTATTTTTCATTATCCAAATTAACTTCTTGTATTTTATCCTCTTGTTCTTTTTGTTCTCCTTCTTCATTTACTCTTTGTTTCTTTCTTAAATTTGTCCCTTTTTCCATACCAAGATTTTCTCTCTGTAATGCTTTATCTGCCTCTTCATCTGCTTTTTTAAAGTCTTGTTCATCACCTCTTTTTTGTTTTTCTTCTGATCTTGCTTTTGTATCTTGTGCTGAATTCATAATATCCCTTTTTGTTGCTGTCGGTGGTAATCCATATTTTTTTTGTTGTCCTCTTCTCCACGCTTTCATACCTTCCTCTCCATTTTGTCCTTTTCTTTCTGCGTCGTTCCTTGCTTTCATTTGTTGCTGTCTATACCATTCTTCACTACCAAATTTAACATCTCCTAATTTAGATCCGCCTCTTTTTTTTAGTTTAGTTTCCGCGATTGGTGTTTCATCTTTAGTTTCTCCTGCTGTTTTAACTTTTTTAACTGCTGGTCTATCTTTTAATGATGGTTTTCCTCTAACATTTGTCGGTGGTTTTCCTACTGCTTCTTGTGCCTTATCAGTCATTTTTTTCACAGCAACACTTTCTCCTGCTACAGCCGAACCGCCAGCCACACCAAACAATTTCCGTTCTTTTTGTAATTTAGAAAAACCCATTTCCTTTGCCTTATTTTCACGACTAATAATATCATCGTGTTGGTCTTCTCCCATTCTCTTTTTTACTTCTTTTAAATAGTTCTTATATTTTGTATCAGCAATTAATTCTCTACCACTACCCGATGTTTTACCATTTTGTTTTAGTGCTTTTCTATACTTACCAGTTATAGGGTCAAAAAACAATCCAGTTTTAGAAATAGTGGATTTTGTATTTTTGTGAAAAAGTTTGATTTCATCATCGGTGGCTTTAGAGGGTTTTCTTGTCCTGCTCATTTATAAATTAACCATAGATAAAAAAATTTTAAATACCATTTATTTTTATACAAAAATTTTTTCTAAAGTGATTATATAAATATGCCGTGCCTCCATTTACGATTAACTCCTAATTCAAACAACGGAATAAACAAGGTTTTTCTCTCTAACCCCATTCGTTCTCAAAATTTCACCCTTCAATCCGCCGTAATTAATAAGGTTGGAACTGGATACGCAAAAAGTCAAATTTATGTTCGGTTGCCCTTCATTTCTTCTAACCAATTTCATTCAGGTGATAAGTTAGGATTTATTAGTTTTCCTACACAAAAATCTACCGCTGGTTTGGAAGTAATGAATTTTGGTGCTGGTTTGAAAATGGAAACTGATCACATACCAGAGGTATTTGAAGCGCAATTGTATGACGCCGATTTAGGGGGTATTACTAGTTCAACCCATTTTACTTCTATAGATTTATACTTTTCCTACGATACACACTCACTTTTTTAGGACAAAAAACGATTTTAATATATACTTTAAATATATATGAAAAACAACAATTCAGGAACATATTTTAAAAAAGTTAAAGGACAAGCAAAACATTCATTTTGTAATGATTATTCAACACCCGATTATGGTTGGAATGAAATAATAAATTTTATACCAAAAGACAAAGTTATTTATGAACCTTTTTATTTAGATGGTGGATCTGGAAATTATTTAAAATCAAAAGGGTTAAATGTTATACACGAAAAAACCGATTTTTATAAAAAGGCAAAAGAATATGAATATGATTTTATTCTCTCCAATCCTCCTTTTCAAGATTGTAAAAGTATGTTTGAATTTTTAGATGAATTAGATAAACCATTTATGTTGCTTTTACCAACATTAAAATTACATACTAATTATGTTTCAAATTTTTTTAAAGGAAAAAAAACACAAATAATTATACCACGCAAAAGAGTTCATTTTACAAAATACATAGATGGTGAAAAAGTGAAAGGTTGGAAAAACGGAACGGCATTTGATTGTGTATGGATATGTTATAAAATGAATTTTGATAAAGATATTCAGTATGGATCATAGTTTTTTAAATCTTACCTTTTATTAAATGGCTACTTTTACAAATAAAACCTTCAAAAAAAACGATGAATATATGACGCCGAAATATGTGTGGAAAAATATTAAAGAATATATACCAAAAGACAAAGTTATTTATGAACCTTTTTATGGTAATGGTGATAGTGGAAAATATTTAACAGAGTTAGGATTTGATGTTATTCATAAAGATATTGATTTCTTTGAAAATAATCTTGGAGAGATAATAATTTCTAATATACCATTTAGTAAATCAAAAGAAGTTCTTACAAGATTAAAAGAATTAAATAAACCATTTATTTTAATAATGCCTTCGTCAAAAATAAATACTCAATATTTTAGAAAATTATTTTATGATGAAATTCAAATTATTATACCGAAAAAAAGAATTCAATTCTTAAAAATGGTGAATGGTGTTATTGATACAAAAGCCAAGAAAGCCTGTAATTTTGACTGCTTTTATTATTGCTGGAAAATAAATTTACCTCGTGATATTATATGGATCAAATAGTTTTTGGAAAAACATTTTCTATATATATAGTAAATGGCTGTCCCGAAAGATAAAACTTTGTATGAAAAAGCAAAAAAAATTATTGTTAGTAAAATAGCAAAACATAGTGCCTATAGAAGCGGATTAATTGTTAAAAAATATAAAGAAATGTATAAAAAAAAACACGGAAGTAATGATGCGTATGTTGGTAAAAAAAAATCAAAAGAGGGTTTATCAAGGTGGTTTAAAGAAGATTGGCGGACGCAAGATGGAAGTAAAACTTATAAAAAAAAGGGTGATATATTTCGTCCTACAAAAAGAATAACAAAAAAAACACCAGCAACTATGAAAGAAGTTGGTAAAAAGAAAATTAAAAAAGCGCAAAAGGAAAAAAAGGCAACTGGTAAAGTTAAAAATTATGTAAAAATAAAATAAATATATATAGTAAATGGCTTATTCAATTACTACATATACTAGAAACAGAGCAAGACAACTTGGCGTTATTGTAAAACCTTCTACAAACAAAGGTAAAAAAATAGATGTTTTTAAAAAGGTAAAACATAAAACAACAGGAGAAATGAAATTATTAAAAGTTGCCTCAATCGGCGCTCTTGGAATGAATGATTATCCAACATTTATTAAAAGACGCGGTTTAGAATTTGCTAATAAAAGAAGAAAAGCATACAGAAGTCGTATGGCTAAAAATATTTCTGTTGTCGGATCTAATGGATATTATGCTGGAAAATTATTGTGGTAATTTATTTTCTTACTAACATATATATATGCCTGGCTTACCAAAATTTAGAATGAAATTGCGCAATCCAGCAAGACGAACATCAACCATTAGAGCGGAAATGAATTCGGGTGCTACAGAATTACAATTAGGTGGTGATGTCGCTGGTAATAAAAATAAAGATAAAATAGTAAAAGTAAATGATGATACAAAAGGAAAAGAAATAAAAAAGGAAAATGGAGAGAAAAATGAAAAGGGTCAAAAAAAAACAAAGGGGGTCAAAAAAGAAACTTTAGAAACAATCCCAGAATTACAATCAAATAATTTACCCAATTTTGATGTGAATAAAATACATAAAAATTCAACTATGATAGTGCTGGCGTCCAGGCGTTCGGGCAAATCCTACCTCATAACCCATTTGTTAGAAGAATATAGTAAAAAAAATAAATTAGATGGTGTTTTTTTATTTAGTAAAACATTAGCGGGTTTTGAAGGCATACCATCATCATACAGGTATAGAAATTTAGATATTCTTCCTTCCATTATTGAAACACAAATGAAAGTAAAAAAACATAATTTAAAAGCAAAACCAAAAGAAATTGTGAAAAGTAATATTGTGTTGATATTAGATGATATGATAGGTTCAGGTGGAAGAGGACAAGAAATGAGAGTTAATCCTATTTTAAATAAATTATTTGTAAATGGACGTCATTTATCCCATAAAGAAAATTCAAATGTTATGACGATTTTGATTAGTCAGGTCTATACAGCCATATCTCCACAAATTAGATTAAATACAGATTATTTATTTAGTGCTGGATTACAATCCCGTTTTGAACGAGAAAAAATCGTGAATGGATTTCTTTCACTTAATTCAGGAAGAACGGGGCTACGAGAAAGTTATGAAATTTTTGATAGTGTTGTTAATCACGATAATTTTAATTTTATAGCAATAAATACTACACATCAAAATAAAAAGAAATTTAGTGATTATGTTTCAAATTTTAAAGCGCCTGCTCAATTACAAAATAAAAAATTAACTGGAAATGCTGAAGATTGGAAATATAATAAACAAGAAGTCGTATGGTAAATTTTTTTTCTCATCATAGATTATAATCACGGGGCAAACTTTAAGCGCATATTGTATAAAATCCTCCTCCCAAAAGAAGAAGATTAAAAAAACAAATTATAAGAATAAATCACAAAAACAAAAACAACAATTAAAAAATTATTATTTATTCAAAGATATAGATACACCATTAATTAATATTTAATATTCCTCTGTCGGCTGAAAATTAATAAACACATTTTTAGCATTTGTGGCTCTGGACATCGCTGTATATTTTATTTCATTATTCATTTCTAACCAATTATGGATCATTATGGTTTCCTTAATTGTTTGTCCCTGTGCCTTATGAGTTGTAAGACACCACGCTACGAGAAATTTACTCTGTAATTCTGCTAATGGTATTTGATATTCTAAATCTCTATTCTGTGATTGTAATTTAACATTTTCTTCTGTGATTGATATAATTTTAAAATCTTCATTATTAAATAATTTTTCTCCTTTTTCTTCAGTCATTCTAGCAATCATAGGCGTTCCTGTAAATATTCTAATAGTTTGTTGTGGATTTTTATCCGTCCCTTTTGGCGGGTTGTCTTCATACTGAACACCATCGTCCCACGCGTGAGCAAATTGAGCATTATCTTCAGTTTTTTTACCTTTTTTCGGTTTATGTGGTTCTAATTTATAAATATTACATTCAGGTATTTTTTGGCGTTTTATTACTTCTTCAGCAACTTCACGATTAATTCGTTTTCTTGTTTTATTGAAATAACACAAATGTTTTGTAATAAATATATTTAAATGATCGTGATATTCAAAATCATACACATCTACTCCATTCATATCTTTTTTATGTTTTGATAGATATTCGGCAAATGGTTTATCATCTGCGCATCTATGATTTTTTGTTAATTTTATTTTTGATGCGCCAACTAATTTACTCACAGCGGGGTGATATTGATATTTATCAAATCTCCTTTTATGATTTTCTACTGGACGACATTGTCCCCAATCTCCACATAGAACAATTGGTAATGTCGTCATTTTTCTTAACCATAATATATAATTCCATATCCACGCGGTATTCATACTAAACTCTTCACAAACAATTATATCATAATCTCTTTCTATTGTATTAAATTTATTTGGTGATATTTGTAATCTTTTATTTAATGCTAATCCTCTATGGTAAGTTGTTCCGTTGATATTAACACACGCTTTATTTGTGAAAGCCATTTTCAAACATCTATATTTTTCATCAAACTTTTTGATAATGTGAGTTTTACCTGTCCCTCCATCACCCTCAATCATTAACACTTGTTTTTCAGGTTCAAATGTTATTTTAGAACTTCCCTTTTCTTCGTAATATCCCATTACCCATTTCTCTATATCATCAAACTGATTACTATCATTTATTTCATAACCGAAGAATTTTTCTGGTTTAGAACATCGTCGTGATTGGTTTATTGATAATTCAAAATGACGCCAACTATAATCACTATGATAAAACTTTTTTACTATTTCGTGTTTGTATCCACCGATTTTTTTTGATAATTTACTTTTCCAGTTTCTTTTGAAATTTTTGGCTTCACAACAAAACATATCTACTTTTCTATAAATCGGCGCTTTTCCAAATGCTTCAGGTTTCATAAATGTTTTCATCATATTATATTGATGAACATTCATATTATCTAAAACTTGTATATAACTCGGCAAGTGATTATTAATGCTCGGTATTTCATTTATAGATCCAAATATAAATAATTCTTGATTATTCTCCAAAGGTGTGGATTTACAAAAGATTTGTGATTTTTCAAAATCGGCATAATATTTTGCTACATCTTCAAAATTCGTGGATAATCGTGTTTTCATTTTCTTTTTAGATTTTCTTCCCAACAAACCCGTCATTAAATTACAACAGAATTTTCCAACCTTTTTATTATCAGGACATAAATTCATATATTCGTCAAATAATTCAACAAATCGGTTTTTATCTTGTTTGCGGATTGGAGGCAAGAATTTTTTTATATTTTCATTTGTAATGATATTTTCTTTTAATCCTAATTCAACAATACATTTTGAATAAATATTAGAACGATGAAATAACAACCTATCTTCAGTTTCCACATAATAAAATCCATCTTCTAATTTTTCAGGCGGATCTAACCAAACACTATCAAATCCCATTATATACCATTCGTCTAATGGATAAAGAACACAATACGTATATGCTTTATTTATATCAATAGCCAATAGTTCATCTTCAATATCAAATTGTCCAAGAATAAAACCTCTGTGAGCGCGGTCTTTCACTTGTCGGTTTGTAAATAATTTATAAAGACTAGGTGTTAAATGACTTTCCAAATATTTTTTTTCTTCAAACATTTTCATAGCATAACCTTTTATTCCTGTTCCACGCCATTTTTCTTTTTTGTAATTAGCAAACATTTCACCAACTTGATTGTCTTCTGTATCATAAATATATTTTTTACCATCTAACATAAAACCATCAAAATTCATACTATCACATCTCAATCCTAATGGTAAAGGTGTTTTTCCAGTTTCAATAATTTTCTGTGATAAAACTTCTAACATAGTTCCAGCAAGTTCTATTTTTACAATTTCCAAATCGTCTTTTACTTCTTTATTTTCTTCCTTCATTTCTTTCTTTTTCTTTTTGCCTCCCATCGCGCGATGTTGTAAAGATTTCTTTTTATGATCCGTAATGATTGGATTAAAATGTCCATTTGCTAATAAAGCATATATCGGTGGTATTTTTTTCTTCTTCGGGTGATTGTTTTGATAATAACAAATAAACTCTTCTTTCTCATTAATTAAATAACACGACATTTCAAATCTATTACATAAGTTAAATATCATATCACTTGAAACACCCCAATCACCTTCTATATGTTCAGCATCAAAATCATTAATACCAGTCATTATTTCCCACAATCTTTTTTTATCTTGAGAAACTAATCTTAATTCTTTTGGTATTTTATTATTCCATTTACCATTTTCCATTTTAGTTCCATACGCTTCTTTCATATAATCGTAAAAGCAACAACCTTCTCCACTATTCCATTTTTGCTCGTGATCTATGTGTTTGCTGTCTGGTATTAAACCGAATTCTGCTCTGTAAATAACTGGTAATGATGGTTCAAATATTTCACTAATAACTGGTTTGGAAGTTGATAAAAGTTTAACGAAATTACTACTACCAATATCTAACCCGTGTTCTTGATAATCTTCCTCTATTTTGTCTGCTTTTTTAGAAAGTTCTTTTTGAATATTTTTTTTACTTTTTTTTGATACTTTAATACTAAACGGAACAACTTTATTAGGTCTATTTAGTTTTGTTGGTAAATTACTTTCAGCAAATATAGATAATTGTGGTTGAGCAAAATATCCAAATGTTTGAGTTCCTCTTACTAAATATGTTTTATGTCTTTTACTTTTATCAACAATATTACCAGCCGAGTTTATTCCAAAATTTTTAAATGATTTTAAATTTTTTGGTAAATTAAACGCTTTTTTTTTATATTGTTTGCGTATTTGCTTACGAAACATTTTAGTAAATTCACCATTACGCAATACATTAAATCTCTTTTCCTGATTTCCAATATTTACATAGAACCTTAATGGTTCATTCTTTTCCTTAACAAATCTAGGTGAAGGGTTAGGGGCTTCTTGTGTGTTGGTTTTGCTTTCCATTTATATATATCTATGAGATTTTTTTTTTAAACTCTTTTTCCTAAACAATCTTAATTAATGATATATAATTTGATCCTAGATCAATTCAATTTTATATTTTTTTTTAAACTGGCTAAATCTCTGTTAAATTTACGGGGTGTCTAGGCTGACGGGTTATAGGCAATTATTTATTAATA